CTTTGATTTCCTTGTACAGAGACTTGAACTCCTGCTCGTTTTCTTTAAACTTCTCGTAGTCAAAGTATTTAGAAGGTTCTCCGTACAGGATTCTAGCCAGCGGTATTTGATTGGCCTCTATATCGAGGTCTGAATCACCAAACAACTTGATAGACATGTCTCTAGGAAGTGCGATAGATCTATTTACAAACTGTCCAGCACCTCCGATAAAGTACTCAAACATGTACCAGAACTTGTCTGGGTTGATGTCCACCTCGCCTGACTTGTATTCGCTGCCACCAGTAGCTTCGTTCATCCACTTGAAGAAGTCCTTTACTGCCTCTGGAGACCTGAACGAAAGCTCCGACTCTGGTCTTTGTACTCCGAACGGAAGGTTCTCTCCTGTAACAGGGCCGCCAAAGTATGTTTCGTTTACCATGATGTCAACGAAAGGCTTCATTACTGTAGGCACCGCCCCCTTACCAGCTGCTACAAACAAGTCTTTAGATTGTCCAAATGACACAGGTGAGAATGACGCCATGAACGAGTTAAACAAGAACATCATAGCCTCTGTTGGCTCCTTTGATCCTCTAGATCCCTCTACGAGTGCGGTACCCATATTTGCGAATACGTTGAAACCATACGGCATAGGGATTTTGAAGTAGTCCTTTCCGTTGGGGCGCATGATGATCAGATTGCGCTCCTTTACGTAATCTGGAATCTTGTCCCAGAATGGCACACCATCTTCATCCTCATCTGACATGGCGTATCCGAGGCTGGTAAGCATCGCGTTGAATATCATGAGGCCACCAGCCATCCACTGGGCCGTGTTAACTCTTTCTACAGCACTCCTGTCCGTGCCGTCAGGTCTCTTTGATGGCTTTAGTGTAGCAAGAGATCTACCGAGTCTTGCCGTACCCTGTATAGATGCGTTGAAGAATAAGTACACAGCGTTCAACGCTGGGCCGAACTCACCCTGCTTGTTGAAGTTTACAGTGATGTTCTTAGCCATCTGAGCGGCCTTTTCTCTGCTTATACCGTTTTCTCTTGCGGCAATGTATGCTGCAAGTCTGATGCTGTTCTCAAAAGCATCATTGACGCCTTCTACAGTGTCTGCAAAGTTTTTCGCCTTACCAAGTATTTCTTGGGTTCTTGTTTTGTCTTCTGTTTCTCCAGCAAGTTCGCTAGCTATTTGATCGAGAGATTTGGCGTATGCCCATCCAGTCTTTCCCCCGTCCTCTTTAAACTCTTGGAAATACTTCTCAATAGCTGGGTCTCCACCCTTCTGTACTGAGTTCTTAACAAGTGTCTTTAAGGTCTGAGGGACCAGCTTTATCATCCTGCCTATGGTGGCCTTACTGTTAAGCATGCCGCCTTCAATTTCTGCCTCTGCAGCTGCGTTAAATATAGCTGCCTGGATATCACGAGAGAAGTTCGAGATAACAAACTCAGGGTTCAGAGTAGTAAATGACCTTCTCAACCACTGTGCTGGGATTCTCAGGGCCCTGATAAAAGCGTTGGTTTGAGGCAAATTCATGCCCCTGAGATTTTGAGCGTAGCTCGCGTCCCTGAACATGATGTACTTCTGCTCACCCTTTACCCTTACGGCCACCACACGAGGATCGTTAGGGTCAACGCCAGACTTGTCGTCTACGAGTCTCCAAATCTTTGTGTTTGGGTTCTCTTTAACCAAGTTGTACAGGGTATTTAACGCCTCATTTGTTCTAGCCTTGATGTGTATGCTAGCGTTCTGGGCTACTACCTGAGCGAGGATGTTTTCAGCCTCAGTCTTTCTACCTGTAGCACGCCTAGTTGTAGAGCCAAACACGTTCATGCCTGCGCCACCCGTAGGATACGGAGAGCCAAGGTCTTCATCTACAGACAACCCTGCAAGAGGCACATAGTTCTGGAACATAGCCTCAAACGCATCAACGGTCTCCTTGGTTTCCAAACCATACTTGACCATGGTGTCTCTTGTGTCTTGTTGGATCTCTCTGATCTTAGACACTATGGGGTTCAAAGCCTTTTTGTTTGCAGAGTTTAGGATGGCGTCAGCTTCTGCGTCAGAAATACCACTGCCGTCTTTGATTGCCCCTTTACTTCTCTGTGCAATAACTGCGTTACGCTCTTTTGCGTGCAGAGCGTACAGGTATCTTGACACCTCGTCAACCTTGACTCCAGCCCTCTTCATAAGGCTAGTAATCTCTTCGACCCTCTTGTCAAGCTTGGCCAAGTCCTCAGCTGCCTTACCGTACATGAGCTCCTCAGCCATCCTGAAGTCTTGCTCTCGTCCAACCTTACCTCTCTGCCGCTCAATAGACTCTTGGATGTTGAAGATGTCTATGTATTTGTCCTGAAGCCTTCTTATCCACAAGTTCTTCCACTTCTGGAATGCCGTTTGGTCCTCCATCTTAAAGGATTGGCCACCCTTTCTTCTAGACTGACGTCTACCAGAATCATGTTCTGTAGTTCCATCATCTCTAGTCTTCAGCCCCATAAGCTGAATTTTACCTTCCGTCCCTCGAGCTCCCTTTTGCTTTGCAGACCTTATGCCTGTTGGATCTTTTTCTGTCTTCTTTACCTTAGACGGATAGGCCAGCTCAATAGGGATAGGAGTCTTAAGAACTTTTGTTTTTTCAGCAGTCTCTGATACTAGCGCTGCAGGGAATGCTGCAGAATCATCTACCGCTTCTTGAAGAACGGATTCAGGTATAGTAAGAGCACCTTCCTTGCTGACTTCGTATGGTAACTTTTGAAGCGTAACAATAGACGCTCCTGGAACTTTTTCCAAAGCAAGATCAGCGTAATTCTCTACGAGAAAGTCATCAACAGCCTGCTTCGTGCTTTTTGTATCTGGCTTTTCTGATATAAGAAATTCACCAACAAACTTTCTTGCAAGTCTGTTTCTATCGTCAAAGCTTTTTGCAAATCCAGATTCGTCAAACCCTTCTACGTCATCAAAAATACCCAGGAAGTCAGAAAGTGTTTCTGCAGAGTCAATTTTAAACCTGACCTCTGTTGGGTTTAGTCTACTTCTAACTCTTCTGTGAATCTCGCCTCTTCTTCTTCTTGATGCCTTAATAAAGGCTGCGTAGTCAGCCTTTGACAATGACTTGAGAACCTCATTGGCCCTACTCATCCTCTCCTCAAAGGTTGCGCCTTCGTCAACATATCTTCTTGCAATGTCTGCAAATATGTTTGGGTTTCCAGCCAAAGACCCCACGTCCAGTGCAGCTGTAGCGATCACTATGAACCCTTTGTTAGGGCCTCCTTTCTTTCTATCTTCAGCTATCTCTGCTTTAATCTTATCATACACCCTGTCAAGCATACCCGCGTTACGGTGAGTGCTGACAATATTCTTTCCACCAATAAGCCTTCTAAGCTGCTGGAATATTCCAGTCCCAACCTTTTCTTTGCTTCGGTCATAACCAAGGAGAACAGATCTGGCACCGTTTAAATCTGCAAGCTCTTTGTCACTTATAAAAAGATCTTCTTCAGATACGCCAGGGAACTGCTTTCTGATCTCATCCATGTATGCTTTTTGCTCTTCCTCTGTCTGAATCCTTGTGCCTTTCTTCTTTCTTCTAGCAAATCTTATGCTGCCCGAGTTCAGGGTGTCACCGTCCTGAGCAAGGAATGATGGTGTTCTGCCAGACATGTTGAGCAGCTTTGCTTTGTCTGCTGCTTCTATCTCAGCGACACTGAGTCCAGACTCCTTGAGGAGCTGCAAGTTTTCGTTTGCAATTTCAAGAACCTCCGCCTGCTCTTCAAGGCTTCTGTTGAGAAGAACTTGTTTTCTAAAATTGCTTGCGTATAGTGACTTTTCGTCTTGCGGTGTTTCAGTGTACTCCTGAAGATTGAAGCCAGGAACCAAAGCCATTCCCAGTGCTGAATCTATGCCAGCAGACTTGAGTACCGCAGCGTCCTCTTCTAGCTGAAAAACTCTGTCGTATGCCTCGTTAAACTCCGTGGCTCTACGCTGTCTTTCCCTCTGAGCTCTATCAGCCGCTGCAAGCCTTCCGTGAAGAGGACCCTCTATTCTAACTACGTTACCATCTCTGTCTGTCTTAGGCTTAGGTGGCTTAACAGTGTACTTCTTTCCGTCTTTAATAAAGTACATATTCATAATTCTGGCTGGTCTACGACCGTTGGCGGTCATGTAGTTAAACCAGTTTCTGAAGTGGAAGTAGTCCTTGACGTTTATCTTCTTGTCTCTAAGGCCGTGCTCATTTTGCATAGTAACCCCAATATCGGCATATGGGTCTTCTCTATAGTAAACAGTTGTGTCCTTGAGGTACGTGAACTCAGTCTTGTTTCTTCTCGCAAACCTCACCGTGGAGATGTCCTCTCCTCTATCTTCAAACTCTTGCTGAGCTCTTTGCTCATCGGTCATCGGATCCATTTGCTCTGCAGCCTCAGCAAGCCTCTCTCTATACTGCGCCTCTGACTCGTCAGGTCGCTTTACAAGGTCTTGATCCTGTATGCCTGGATCTGTTATCTCAACTTGATCACCTCTTGTGGCCGCAGCAAACTTTCGTGCAAAGTCAAAAAACTTTTGCTCGTTTTCAATAATCTTAATGTCCTTTCCAACAAATCTGGCAAACACCTTATTGATGGCTGCCATCATTTTGCTCACAAACCCACCTTTGCCTAACACTTGAGGGTTTTCTGCATAAGCAATCAGAGACTTAACAATAGATTCCTCCTCTATGGCTGCTTGACCCTGCCTGCTGTAAACCTCATCGTTTCTTACGTCATCAAGTATTTCTTTTATCGTGGCGTTTTTCTTGGCAAGGCCTTGAAGAGTCTTGTATATAGCTGTTCTGGCTTTAGCATCCTTACCTATAATGTCTCTCAACGCAGCATGTCCGAACTCTTCGAATACGTCCGCATTCTGAGCGTCCATAGCAATAGCAATAGTTTTGCCCTGAACAAAACCAAAGCTTTCACTAGGATCAGCCTTGGGGTCTGCCTTTCTAGCAAGCTCATTATAAGCTTTTCTTGAGTAGATTTTAAAGGTGTAACCAGCCTCTGAAAGAGATTTACCAAAAGCTCTGCTCATTCTATTGACAGCAATAGCTGCCTCAAGAGACATCTTGCCCTCGCCATCCCCAACCACGTTGGTGTCGGTAACATCGACAAGGTCTCCACCCATATCTGTAAACGTCTTAACGCCTTCAGATGGTTCTGCCTCTTCTTCAGCAGTCGCTTCTTCTTCAGCAGGTGCTTCTTCAGCAGCAGGTGCTTCCTCAGCAGGTGCTTCTTCCTCTTGAGTCTCATCAAACAAAGACAGCTGAACAGCCTCCTGACGTTGCTCCTGTGGAGCCTCCTCAGCAGCAGGCTCTGCTGTCTCTGCCTTTATGTCGTCTTCTCTAGTTGTGTCCTCACCCTTGATCTCAACCTCTTGGCCAGATGCGTCCTGAGTAGGTACACTATCATCATCTCTCGACAGCTTTGGCTTCTCTGCAGAGTTTTCAATATCTGTCTTAGCCCTTAGGAGGGACTCGTATCTCGTGGTGAGCTGCTCTCTCTCTTCCTTTGTCAAGTCCTTCTTCCTCAGGGCGTTTTCCGTGTACGCCATATCTCTGTGGATCTTGAGAAGTCTTCTTCTCTGACCCTCAGAAAGGCTTTCGAAGACATTTCTAGACTCACCATCAATCAGCATGAGCTCTGCCGACATACCGTCTTTTATCTGGGTAAGCCTTTTTCTTTCTTCAACAGTTTCGGCCATGCCTATGGCGTCATCAATCTCTCCTATTTTGTCTGCGACTTCTTTTCTTCTCCTGAGAAGGCTGTTGTGGGCTCTGTAAGAGCCAACCCCAGCCAAGGCGCTTGTAGGTCCTGCTCCAATTATGCCAGCCATACCAGCGTCAATCAACGCATACCAGTCGATTTCTCTGGGCTGTCTCCCCATGGCTATATCGTTGATGATCTCCGCTCCTTGAGCCACAACCTCAACCCCAAACTCTTCAAGAAACTCCTCGCTTAAGCCTTTTCCTGTTTGTCTTAGGCCAGCACGAAGAGCTTTTTTCTTGGTCATTTCTGCCAGCTTTTCTTTTGCCAGCTTTGCGAACTCTTGAGTTGTTTTTGCTTTTACTGTTCTAGCTGCACCGCCTACAAAAAGTCGATCAACGTTAGAAAACATTTTGCCCAAAGTAGCCTCGGCAACACCGACAAGAGTGGCTTGGGTCATTTTTTCAGCAAAGCTTAAGTCTTTTCTGTCGTATAACTCAGAGTATTGTGAGGCCCCAGACGTTATGCCAAGAGTTGCGTACACACCACCGTTCGTTATCTTCGCAAGCCTAAGAGATCTTTCGGCTGTTTTTACTGCAGCCCTAGCAGCAGTCATGCCCCCTTTAGCAGCAGAGGCCCTTCTTGCCGCTTTTAGTGTCATTTCTGCGCCTTCAACAGCTCTTCCAGCCTTACCAATGGGTATCATGTAGCTCAGGGCGTTACCAAAAGTGTTGCCCGTTTCGTAAAGCATTTTTGTGTGATAATCAGAGCTAGAAATTTCTCCATTTATCATTGCCTCAGTTGCTTCGGACATGCCCATGGATGCAACTTTCTCTACGAAAGCAGACTTTCTTGCCTCATACTGTTCGTTAGACTCGCCTTGTAAACGCGGCAAATCAGAACCAATATCAAACCTTTCCTTGAATCTATTTCTCTTTCCCTGCTCTCTTATATCACTTGATCTCCTGCTGGCTGACATGTAAGCATTGTACTTCTTGTCGTCACCAACGTATTCGTGGTACATAGCTGGAAGTCCGTACTGAGCTGAATCTATTATCTCTCCAATAAACCCCTGAGCAAAGCCTCTTATCAGAGATTCACCAGCAAATCCACCAATCAACTCATCAGCCTCCTCTCTAATCCTTTCATCGTAGGCGGATAGCTCGCTAGAATCTAAGTCAGCTCTTTGACGATTCAAAGACTCCCTTAGCGCATACATAAAGTCCACATCAGACTCTGGATTGAAACCAGATGGGAGTCCGTACTGATCGTTGATTAGGTTTCTTTGCTCTATAAGCTTACTGCTCTCTTTTTCTAAAGCGTCAAACGTGATTGCGCTGTAAGAAGAGGCCTCTTCAATAGACTGGGGGTAATTATACCCCATGTCTTTCAAGTCTGCTCTTAGCACATCATAAAGGCGCTGATCCTTGTCCTTTATGGCTTGATTTATCTGAGAAACAGCTTGCTTCGCTACATAGTTATCATAAATATCCTCGTCATTTTTAAATGACTGATATCTAAGCTCCACATCTTCTCCAGCCTCCATGGACTCAATGAGGTCCTGAGGAAGAGCAACTGCAGAGTAAGGGTCGTTTAGATCGGGGTTTTCTTCAAATATCTGCTGATACTTGGACTGATCTATATCTCCTCTAGCTTCTACGCTGTCAGGGTCATCGAAATCCCCAATAAAGCGTCCTTCCGAAGAATCGAACCGATCGCTCTTTTTTTTTTGAGAGCTCATAGCTTCGGCCCTTTGTTCAGCTTCTTTTGCTCTTCGCTCGGCTTCTTTTTGCTTTTTAAGAAACTCCTCTCTTTGAGTTTCATACTTGGCAACTACATGGTTATAAACCTGCTGCTCATCATAACCGTTTCCAGCCATAATAGATATAGCATCGTTTCCTTCAACTCCTAATTTGTTGAGCCTTCTCAAGTACTCATCCATAGAAAGAGATGGGCCTGTAGCTTCTTCTTGTTGCGGTGATTGAACCTCGCCGAGGTTGAGATTGTAGTCTTCTCCGTTCATTTCTTAAAGATAAGGACTTAACTAAAGAAAATCATTTCCCCAGTGTCTTCTCCAGCTTCATTTTTAAAGCCAATAGCTTTTTCTCCCACAGAGTTCTGAGTTTCATAAGCATACAACTTTTCAGGAAGCGCAGCGTCTATTATAGACGTAACCCTCTCTTTCATGGCGTCTGGGATTTTAGCAATAACACTGCTTGATTCTTTCGCCATGTTTTCAACCCGAGCAAGGGGGTCTTCAGCCGCATCTTGATCACCGTCAATCACGCTCTGTTGCGCTTGAGTTTGTTGGGTTCTGTTGGCGCTTGCAATGCCTTCATTTATTCTTCTGCGCTCTGCCTCATCTCTCTCCCTAAGGATCGGCCCGAGGGCTTTGTCGCTCAAAAGAACGTCCATTTCCTCTTGAATCCTTTCTACCTCAAGGTTGCCCTCGCGACCAACAGGGTTAGGATCGTTAAGGATCTCATCTCTTCTCTTCTTCAAAGCATCGTACCTCTTAACTTGCTCTTTTTGAGCGTCAGGAATATTGACTTCTTGTTGCTCTTCGGGCTCTTCTGCTGGCATGTTATCGACTCTAGTGCCAAATCGAGCATTTCTGTCGGCCTCTATTTGACGAGCCATTTCAGGATGATTCTGATATATCTCTTGATATACGTCGCTAGAAACACCGTCCATATCCTCCCCTATGGGTATCTCCATTTCAAAAGGAGTTTTTGCTACGGTAGGAGGGAAGTCTGGCCCCAGAGAGCTTGGAGTCTCTACAACTTGCTCTCCAACAATCATGGCAACACGCTGACCAAGTTCGTTTACTCCTGCCGCCACAATAGATACTTTTTTGGTGTTAGGGTGATTTGGAACAACATAAGTGCCAGTTATCGTGGGCGCTGTGTTAAATCTATTAAGACTATGACCCATTTCGCCGCCACCAGCTATGTATTTTTCCATTTCAGGGTTGCTAAGATCTGCTCTTTCAGCGGCTCCAGACTGAGGAACGCTTAAGCCTCCAGTAACAAAATCTTTGTCCTCTCCACTACCACTGCCACTACCAGAGCCCTTTTTCTTTCTGTCACCCAGGGTCACGTCAAACTGGCTTCTAGTAACAAACTCGTCCTCACCCTTAGCGATAATCTCCTCAAAGGCAGAAAGCCTTTTGCCATTGGCGTCAACGATGATCTGCTGTCCATCCTCTGTAGTCTGAACTGTGTAGTCTCCGTCTCTGAAGGCTCTCTTCTGATCATCAGTGAGGTGATCAACAAGTCCCCTATCCTCAAGCGTGCCAAGGAGCTGCAGTCTGTGAGTTTTACCAACATCGTCAGTGGTAAGAATGTTGTCTCTGTACGTGCTTCTTGCACGGGACTCATCCCACTTTCCGTCCTTAAAACCAATGGCTGAAGCCGTGGCCTTTGACTTGGCCCAGTCGTCCAAAGTTCCTACATCAACAGCCTTGGTGCCGTATCTGTAGAAGTGATTGGGGTCCGCAAAGCCAGTAACCTGACTAAATGGGACTCTTTGACCCGTGTTAGGGTCTATGACTGTCCATTGACCGTTTACTTTTTGAGCACTTCCCTGCTTAAACACACCGTTCATAGCAAGGTTGTGCTGTACTGCGTAGTCATCAACGCCGTAGCTAAGCTCTTCGCCGATACCCATTCTTTTCTGGTAAGCACTTCTCTTTGTTGGGTCTTCGACCAGCCCCAAGGCCTCCTTGTCCTTTTCGCTCATTGCGTCGGCATGCTGTTTAAACTGACCAAATAGTCCCTTAAGCTCACCGATTTTTGCCCTAGCTTGTGTCGGATCGAGATCTCCATTAACGATCATATTTCGGACCTCGTTTACTTCCTGTTGAAAGATCTCTTGACCAAACTGCCCAATAGACGCGATGTCAAAGTTAGCAGCAGAGTTGAGGTCCACTCTCCTCATATCCTCTGCACGCTCAAATCTTCTTGCCAGCTCTCTATCTCTAGAGTCTGCTCTAAGCGCAACTTGTTGTGCCCCAGTAAGATCCGCCTTTTCTACCTTGTCAAATCGACCTGGAAGTGGCGTAGCGGCAAATAGATTAGACATTTTGCTTGTTGAATTTTTTAAGTAGCGCCTTCATCTTCTTCATCAAACCCTTTGCATCTCCTTTGTTTACAAGAGACTCGATGGTGTTTTGCTGATTAGGGTTGAATACAAGAACGTTTTCTCCGTCTCTCACCATGGCTTCATCGCCAGTAAGCTCGGCCTCCTTAACACCTGTCTCCTCGTCAACCAAAGCCTTTTTATTTGTCTTGTGGCTAAACTCACCTTCTGTCATGTGTACCTCACCGCCCTTGTTGGCAAATTTGTATTGACCACCTTTTTTAAAGGGAAACGCCGAAGCAGCCCGAAGTGCTGCTTCTAATTGACGTCTTTCGAACTCGGCAATTTCTTCGGGAGTGTATGTTCTGTTGGGGAGGCTTCTGTCTGATTGTGTTCCAGTAAACTCTCCTAACGCAATTCTATCTATAAGATTGGCGCCAGAAGAAGGGTCTACAGACTGGGTTTGGCCAACCGAACCAAGATTGAATTGAGCGGGGTTTGTTGGGTCTTGAGTTGCAAACCTAACTTCTGGCGTGCCTGTTCCGTCTCCTGTGCCTGCACCGCCGCCAGCAGCGCCCATGGCAATACCCTGACCAGCAACAGACAAAAGCCCAGTAGCTGCAGCTGTGCGAGCTGCCCTAGCCTGTTGAGCAGCCAGTTGACCAGCATCCATCCCAGCAGCCCCTCTTCTCAGCTTCATAGCGCCAAGGCTTTGCTGAAGCTGTGTGTTTTGGTCATCAACTCTTTGCTGGGCTGCCGCCAAAGAGGTGTCGGCTGCAACCTTTTGCTGAAGACCAGAAAGCTCAGCTTTTTGTATGCTGTCCTCTACTCTCTGAATTTGCCTCGGTATAAGCGCTGCAGACCTTGGGTCCCCATATCTAGATGCCGCAAGAGCAGACTGAATCTGCGCTGTGCCTCTCTCGGCTGCTGCATCAGAAACTTCTTCTGCATAAGTCCTTCTTTGCTCTGAGGCGTCTCTAACATCTTGGCTTAAGGAAGCGTCGTACTTACCAGACTCGAAATCAGACACCATTTGGTCAAACAAATCCTTGCCTTGGCGCATCTGCTCTTCTGCAGCTTTCTTTTGCTGATTGGCCTCAATAAGCTTTCCCGCCTGCTGAACCCCTTGGCCCACAAGAAGGCCAATGGTGATTGGATCGAGTGCCTTTACAAGTCCTGGGTAGTCAAACCCAAATACAATATTGTATATAAAGTCGATCATAGCTGCAAATATACTCATTATCACTTAGTATGGTCAAGGTCTGTTGGCTCGTAGTTAAGGTTCAACGCATACAACTCATAAGGTTCTGATCCCAACGACACGTTAAGCTGTGCATATTGTCCTCTAGGCGGAGATCCATTGATACCTTCAAAAGACATCTCGTAAAGAAAAATCTTTTCGGTGACTCCAACTGATGCCTGAACAGCGCCTAAAGCTGTCTTGAAAGCTGTGGCTTGACCAGATGAAGCTGCTGTAAGCTTAACCTCTCTGCCCCTCAACACCGCTGTGCCATTGTTGTCTGGGTCGTAATGAGGGGTGAAAACAGTTGGGTCTTCTACATCTTGACTAACAGCAATGTTGGCAGCTTTTGTCCCCGTTACAGTGGTAGATGCCGTAGCGCTGCTTAAAGTCAAGCTAGCGCCAGAAGTAGATTCGTAGAACGATTGCCCTGATCCAAAAAACAAAGCATTAGATACTGACGAAGTAGAAAGGTTGTTGCCTTTCATGTAAAAATATACAAATGTGGCGTCCTCAGAGTTTGGATCGACCAAGGCATCTGATGTTATCTCCCCTATAAGAGATATGTTAGACCCATCAAATGTAGTTGGGGATAAACCTATGTGTCCATACAGTATGCCCCCCTTGTCTTTTATGGGCCCGACAGAAGATGTTTTTGGTGTGCCGCTGTCTGAGTTTACAACAAAGCTGTTAACACCTGATATGTTGTTGCTCCCCTCAATAGAAAAGGACTTGTATATCTTATTTTGAGATACATTCTTGTTAAAAGAAGCAGATATACCGCTACCTATTGGGGTACCGCCTTCAGCCATGTAATAAGCAGTTCTCGGCACAGAGTTGTCATTGTGCCTCCATACAGGTTCTTCCGAGGCATCAGACTTAGATGAATAGAAAGCCTTTCCTACTCTAGCGAACCAAGAAGACAGAAAGCTGTACTTAGTTTTCCAAAAGCCACCCTTATGGCTGTATGCTATCGTTGTGTTCATCTTTATATATTATTACTCATCTGGGAAGCTTTCGTCACCAAGCTCACTGCCTTCGTATCCGTGCGTCACGGGCTGGTTATTTAGACCAAATTGCGCCAACAGGCCCAACAAATCAGCCGCACCAACTCCACCGTCGCCCGTCATGTCTGCAAATTGAAATTGGTTAATTAATACTTGGCCGACGGGCAAGTATTTGATTTTATAACCGTTGAGCAAATCTTTAATTTGATTTGCGGACAGCTGACCGCTTTTAAGAAAATCAGTTAAATCTTTAAAACTCTGTATATCCCCTTCAATAATTGTAGTGTTACCGCCTTGAGGGAGAGTTATGACTTGATCAATAAAACCTCCAAGGTCGAATCCAAATGCTGTTTGTGGAGACACACCTATGGTGTTAAAGTCAGTTGTGTTGACACCTATCAACTGCCTATGAGCGTTTAACCATTGTGCTAAAGAAACAATAGAAAATACCTCCGCCTGTTGCATGTTGTCCGTGACGGGACTGGCAGAATAATTGATTATTGTTTGGAGATCTAAGTCAAGAGCCTGTAAAGCTGCAGTTTCATTCGCCAGAAGGGGATCTGCACCCCCAATGTTATCGCCAATACCCTGAAGGCCATCTATTCCACCAGGTATATCTTGATCAGGGGTAGGGGCTGTATTGTTTTCAATGAAAGGGTATACCTTGGAAACTATGCTTGATAACAAGCCTGCAGGTGGTATTCTTTCTGCCACTCTATTTAAGGCGTTATTTATCCTAATAACCAAGCCGTCATTTGTGCCTTCCTGTATAAATAATTCATTTGATGGGTCTAACTCACCCACTGTGAGCGCATCTTCAATTCCAGAAAGATCAACGCCAACGTAGTCCTCTATTACCTCATCCATAAATTGCTTTCTGTTTGCAATTATGACTTTGAGTTGATTTACTATATCCTCGTCAACTAAACCTGCAGTAAGTTGTTGTAGCGCTGTAGTCAAACCCACTCCAATCTCAAATCCATAATTGGCAGCGAGTTGCGTGCTGTAGCCAATGCTATTGCTAGAAAATTCATTCCCGTTAGCATCAGTAAACGTGAGTTCAGGACCATCATTTCCATATAAATCAATATGGAATTTTGCATATTCCTCGAACAGGAAGTCAACGTCATCCTCAAGGTTTTCTGCCAGAGTGAGAGCATCTCTTTTCTCTTGATCTATACCTCCATCAAGAGCTCCGTTACCTGCGAGGGTAGTACCAGAGTCTAAGGTTACATCCTCTATAGGCGTTCCGTCAGGGCCAAAGGCGTATCGAAGCAGAGATTGATAGTTTTCAAAAACACCAGCATCATCTCCAGTTCCGCCTAGTTGCTCATCTGCACCATAAAGCACTTGCTGTAAGGTTGAAATTTGGTTCGTCAAACTAACAATAAGCTCATCCTCAGCGCCTATGACATTGGTGACAATGTACTGGAACACATCAGCAACTACAGTGCTGATATCAAGCTGGCCTATGGTAGATATTAGGTTTTGATAGTCTTGAGTTGCTGATTGTATGGCTTCTGAAAATGGTAAATTAGGTGTATCAGGAAGATTTACAGTGTGCTTTATACTAACCTCTCCTAATGACAATATATCTAGAGGTATTTCTACTTCAAGTAGACCAAAGTCGCTTGCTAAAATATCTTCAGCTGTAACTACCTCTGGTACTGCATTATCCCAAGCTTCTTTCAACAGTTTTATCGAGTTTTGAGCATCGCTTGTTAGATCTAAGTATGTACTCAAGCTAAGTTCTCCTTCCACAAATGGAATGTTTGAATCAGCAAATATGGGATCTAATATGGTATTCAACGGAACACTGCCTGGATTGCCAGTTAAATCAACTAGCTGAGGGGCCAAAAGATCAAGTATTTGCAACTGATCTAACAATCTTGTAACAGCAACCGCCGTGGTGCTGATAGATATGTCATAAGCCTGTTCAATACTTTCAAGCTGACCCAATATAGAGCCCACGCCAGTGGCTACAGACTGCACAGCCGTAGCTTGTATCTCGGCAAGTGCCGCATTGTAGCTTGAAGCGTTTGAAAACGGACCTATAGTTATAGGGTCTAATCCTCCTATGTTGAAGGTCTGAGAAATCCCCTCGGTTGCCGCTGCACTAAAGTCTGTAGTTAAAAGCCCTTGGAGGTCGCCTATGCTATTTAATATGGCTTGCAGAGTTTCTTGCTCAGTTTCTAATCCAGATTCTAGGTTGAACAAAATTTGTACAATAGCATCGGCGTCGGCGTCAGTAAGACCACCGCTGCTTATAAATCCTTCTGTGCCTGTAAAGCCTTCTGTGCTATCTAAAATTACGACTCCATTAGGCTGGTCATAGTCATAAAAAATACTTGGTGAAAAGCTTGATACATCATCTGATATAGACAACAAAAACTCATCATTTTCTGGGTCGTATCCACCAACAACTCTAAAGTTTTTATCAGCGTCTAACGTCAAGGCCCTGTTAAAAAACGATCCCATTCCTTTTCCAGATATAACCTCTATGCCTTGGTTGGGGTTAAATCTATACACTTCCTTAAAATCAGAAGACGCAAAGTAAACGGTGCTGTCAACTTTTACTACAGACTCTGGGTGACTAGACCCGAAAGAGCCAGCATAATACTTTTCTGTACCCAGAACCTTAGAAGAGCCCAAAACTGTTTCTGCCCCTAGAGCATCGTTAAATATGGTTCTAGATACAGGTATAGATGAGCACTTAAGCTGCTGTATACAGAGCAAGCTATCGTTGAAATTTACAAGAGATGTAATAGGTCCATCATTGTTTTGAAGATCCTTAAACGGAAGCTTAGAATCATTAAAAGAAGTGTATCTAACAATGTTTGATTGAGCATTATTCTTGTCAGAAAACTTAATAGACGAAGGCCTTGAAACCTCTTTCTTTTCTCTAGATATTATTCTTGGTTTGCCAAAAGGCTTTACATCCGCACCTGGGAATCTATCAGTAAACGTGTTAGACTCTAGGTAGTAGCTTTTAAAATTAGGCTCTATAGACTCTTCTGACTCTCCGTTTCCGTTACCTATCAAGCCTTTAAAGGTTCCGCCAACAAAAGACGGTAGATTTACAGCCACTTTTCTGAAGAAAACGTCCCCCTCAGTCATAATTACCGTAGGCGTCTGATATCTTCTTTGGCCACTGCTTTTTACTATGTTGTATGTTTTGCCTATTTCGTAATAAATTCTGTCTTCAGAGGCTTGGCTCTTTGTTGGGGTGTATATCTCAAAGACACACCTTCTGTTCCATCTATTTGTGCTGGCGTCATATATATCAGAAGTATCTAGTCCTGCGTTTACAGACCTAGAAGCCAACACATCATCAAAACTAAATCCTTGCGCCAAGAAGTTGTCTTTCAGTATAACAAACTGACCAGTTTTAGCTGGATGAACATCCTCATTTTCTCCAACTAGCGGATTGTCGTTTTCCCCTAATGTGACCGTACCAACAACCTCAAAGTTGTGCTCTGCACTATTTACAAAAACTCTTGTGTCTTCGTCGTTGTAGTAAGAGATTATTCTTAATCTGTCACCATTAGAGTATGTGTACAAGTCTTTGTCTCCGTCAGCCCTAACGGCTCCGTAAGCCTTTGAATAAGATACTAAGTTGTTTTCCTGCAGATAGTTTAGCGAAACATATATAAGTCCATCGTTATTTTTTGAGGCTGCAGGGACAAAAGCTCCGCCAGCTGAGTATTGCACAAAATCGTCTATAGTGGTGTTGCCACCATAAACCATTCTGTAACTGTGGGCCCATGAAGGTATGTTTCCAGTTTGGTTGTCAAACGATGCGACTACAAAGGCAGAGCCAGTAGCCGAGCTAAACTCGTAACCATTTACATAAACGGACCCTATAGGGTTTACATTTCCAGCCCTGCCCCTTTCGTCGTAAAACACTACGCCAAAGTCATGGTTACAATACCTTTTGAAGGATCTGGACTGAGGGTCTATTGACTGGCCTGTGCTAAACTGTGCGTAAGAAAAAGTTCTTATTTCTATTTCTGGGAAGGCGTCATCCAGTATGAGCTGCTCATCAGCTCCAGAAAGATTACCGTCTATAAATCCATCGCTTTCTGAGTACGAAGAGTTGCCATAGCTGAAGAGGCCGTGGAACGTATTAAATCCACCACCACCTTTCCACCCCCTGCTCAAGGGGAACATATTGTTCTGCTTGCCTATGTACTCTGTCCCATGAAGAAATCCGTACCAAAAGTTATGACTCTCCCCACCTATATTAGATCTCCTCACGTTTACTTCTCCGTCTACGATAGAGTACTTTTGATACCCATTGTTTCCCGAAAAGTCTGATACTGAGCTAACTATAGCCAAGCCCCCGCCACTGTTTACAGTTACGTATCCGAGGTTCATCAATCTAACGGCTGGATCTGAGTTTACAAAATAATCGTAATTAGCAGCAATGCCCTCAAGTGCTTGGTTTTTAAAATCTTGATTGACTTGTTCTGTGTCTGCTCCCTCTCTAAAAAAGTTTGTTGTTGAGGTATACAGTTGACCTCCAAAATAATTACCTGTAAGGGTACCAATAGGTAGGGGGTTAGACAGAACAAAATAAAGGTTTTCTTTAGTTGTAAAGTCTATGTCAACTTGTGGGCTATCAGCTGGATTCCGCACTACGAGATCATAATCATCTCCAAAAAACTGATTGGCATCGGTGGGGCCCTCAGCAGTACCTATAGAGGCCATATAGTCTGGTGATGCCCAAAACCATTTGAAATCCCCGTTAGGGGTCATGTTGGGTATCATGGTAGTATACTCTGGCTTTCCAATTCCATCGAAACCAGTAAGCTCTGAGAAACCCAAACTAAATATAGGCCCAATATCGTTGTCTGTGCCGCCAACGGCATTTACAGCTTCAACCTGAAAGTCAAGAGTTGATGTTATTCTAGCCTTGTTTAGAGCTGCAAAACCCAAAACTCGTATCTCATCTTTAGGAAAGTTATTTTGAGCACTCCCAAAGTTTGCATTGTTAAAAATATTTTCTCTAAAAAAAAGCTGCATTATGGTTTGAAGAACAGGATCGTTAGATTGAAGCTCTCCAAAACCGCTGGCGCTGTCTAGTCCTTGGTCTATATTTGATTCAGGAAACGCATCAGACGCTGATGACACAAGCTGTATAGTGGGGTCTACTGGGTAAGATGCACCAGCCGACTCGTCCGTCAAATTTCCGTTCTTAAAAAAGTTTCTTATAGCGTTGCTAATATTGGTTTTAACCGTAGACTCTCCATCTATGGTCTCAGTAAATTTTAGAGCCAAAGCAAAAGTTATGGACGTAGACGGGATGATAAACGGGCAAGAAGGGGAGTGACCCGTTGAAACAGGATACTCTACTCCAGTTGTGCCGTTAAAAGTTCCATTAGGAGCATCAGCTGGTGCGATGGTCCAAGTCATATCATCTAAAAGAACTCCTTCGTTAAACTGAGCTACAGCTGGCATATCGCTGTCGTTGCCATTATAGTCTTTAATAGTATTAGTCGTAGCATTTATGCTTTTAGAGTCTGGTTGATCTTGGCCAGGTGTATACCCCACATTTTTAAATGTGTGAAAAGAATTTTTTGAATCGTAAAGTTCAAAATTTCTATCAGGTCGTATACTAAGTTTTAAACGAACTTCAGTATTAGCAGGTATAGTAGAGGGCAAGCTTGATAAATCAAACTGATAAGCCGCTCTTCTATTGTGAACGATGTCGTTGTCACTATTGTCTGTGCCTCGGAAAGAAGACAAGTCTGAGTTGTACTCAAAATTTTCTCCATAATCATATCCCACAGGTAGGATAAGTTTTTTTACAGATATTTCTAAGTCAGTAAACTCTTCTTGACGGTCATTGTAGAATACACTTAGGCTGCAGTCTATTGAATCCTTTTCATCAAAACCTTCGGTGTAGTTGCCGTACATAAGCCTGTCATTTACAACAGCCTGTGTCTTGGCTTTTTTAGGTACACCCTCATCAATCTTATCCATATCCTCTTGAGGTATGGCCGTAACGATAGAGTCGTTGTTAAACTCAAATCTGACGCCCCCCAGAATGTCTGCAGCGGTTTTGTTGTAGTCTTTTTCTTCTACCTCAAAAAAACTCCCTCTGCCTCCAACCCTAACGAGAAGTCTAATTTTTGATATGTTTTCAGTAAAGTTTGTCACCCCATTAAACGTGTGAGGCACTGTAACTTTTATCACGTTGTCTGACTGAAGGGCTGCTTCAGAAAGGGCCCCTTGATTCAGGTAGGAGGGAGGTACAGCTACATTTGAGTATGGAGACAAAGCTGTCTCTTCTCCCGTGTCATATATACACTGATAGGCAAACTGAAAGCCCTGAACACCGCGAAAGTTTGTGGCTGAATCAGGGTCGCTATCGAAAACAAAAGAGGGCCTGTGCATGGGCCTTTTAGGGCATGCTGTTATAAAGTCAACAGTTCTTTGAGCTGCACTAGTGTCATAGGATGCAATACCAGAAAAGTTGGCTGCTTCGTTTATATGAAGCTTCCTAGGCTCGTTTTCTCCGTCAGTAAAGTATATGACTGGCCCGCTTTTCAGGTATACTATATCGGCTTTTATAAATCCGTTGTGATCATTACCTGCAAACCGAAAGTGACCAGAAGTAAAAACTGGCACTAAGTCATCTCCGTCAATAGCGTAGACACCATGCTCTGTGCCGAGCTCAGAAGTCAAAAAGCAATATATCTTACCGTTTACCTCGTCAGTAACGCTACCTATAATCCTTCTTTTGTTGCCAGTTGTATTTGCTACACTGTCAGTTACTGTGAGTGTGTTAGTAAGTTTTTTGTTGCCCTTGGCTGGCTTAATGACACCTTGATCTCCTGTATTGCTGCCAGATATAGCACCCTCACTACTCAAAGCAGAGTCTCCAGACGCATCAGTAAAATCATTGATAGACACATTGTATGCGTCATACATCTCAATAGCTCCTTGAATCCTTGCGTCTTTAGAGGTATTGAGTTTTCTTGGGGTTATCTTTTCAATCATTAGTACTTAGGTGCCAACTTGTAGTTCTTACGAATTGTCTTGAGGGCTTCTTCCTTAGAGAAGTTGTCCATTCTAGCTCTTGCCTTACGTCTTTCGTTGTAGTATTCCGACCTAGCTCTTGCCTTTTCGTTGGCTGGTACTGTAGATTTTCTTTCACACAACTTGTAGTACATGTAAGATCTCAAGGCCTCCTCAGCGTACACATGTATCACAGGGTTGGTAGACCTAGCCTCATCAGCCATATACTCTAACACCACTTCAGTATAAGAGTCCGTGGTGTCTATCTCTATTCTGTTTTGATCTAGGTTGACTCTATACTCGCCTGGAAGCCTTCCGCCGCCAAGACCATATAGCCTCCCTATGCCGCCTTGGAACAAGTAGTTTTCAAAAACGTAGTAATCAAAATCGTCACCCCCTCCAGTAGTTCCTGTAGTGGCAGACTTAGAGTCTTTTCTATCGTTTATTAAGTTGTTGTCTATAGCCAGGGGCCCCTCTTCGCTGTCTGCGGTAGTGCTGCCGTCAAGAATGCGTGCAGCAGCTATGTTTTTGTTTTCACCAAAAACTCTCAGTATACCATCGCTATCTACCACCCCCAACTTAACTATCCCGACAAAGTCATCAGGAAGCTGTATTGTATTGTTTGTAGAATCTATAGATCTTTTTATAGATCTAACCCTATTGGTTACATCAAACCCAAACTCTCTGATACCACGCAGGGCTATGTTTCTAATCGCCACATCAGACACATTGCTGATGTAGTCGTCGCTGTCCATGGTAATAATAAAGTCGTCTATCACTTGCCTCAAAGAGACAAAGTTCATAGCCTCGCTACCGCCAGTTTGAGCTCCCTCGTATACTACGTTTTCAAATGCCATTACTTACTGTTTGTTTCTGAAACCCCATATTGGCTGATAACGTTATCTCTGAGCCTTACGCCAATCATCCTTGCTATCTCCCCCACAATCTCTGGGAAGTAATGTCTAGGCAACTCAAAATCAAAACAAGAGCCAGGGTCAGCTATGACAAATCCATCTGATATCGTGGTAGATGAATACTTAGGCTGATTACCTGTGTCAATAGATCCGTCTGAATCAATAGAAGATGGGTTTCTATAGTACCTCATCTGAACGTCTGAAGTTATGCTTTGAGGAAATATTTCTACAGATCTGCTGTTTATAAGAGCCACAGGGAAGTCTTCTGTAGGGGCAGAAAGGTTGCTCTTCAAGACGCGCTCTAGCTTTTCTGAATCGTATATAATCTCTACAGCAGCCCCGTTATCTACAACAGTCATGTTTATAACTCTAGCTACATTAGACGGCAAATTGTGGAGAGCGGTTTCATGAATAAAAACGTCAATCACGTTGCCGTTGTCGTCTGTAATAGTTTCCGTACCCTCCTCTTCAGCTACGTTAAGAGTCACTTGGCTAATGAAGTAGTTTAAATCTTCCTCAACCGCTTTATATGCAGATTTATCTCTTCCTGCGTCAGAGCCTGCGCGACGCAACTTAGTGGCTATCTTAAGCTCATTAAACATCTCGTTAAAAATGTTTTGTTGTGCTAAGGCAGCAAACCTGTTGAATACTGCTGGAGTAATAAAACCCTTTTGATCTTTGTTGCAAAGGTCCCTTACAGCTTCGTATACCTGTATTACACTTACCATGCTGTAAATATACAAACAAAAAAAAGAGGCCCCGAAGGGCCTCCTCTCATGACAAGCGCTCTAGACGCTCCTCAAGACTCGATAGCACCGAGGCTCCCTTCTCTGTTAAACAGAACCTAGTCATGACGTCCATTGCGTCCTGACCTACAGGAACCGATACAATCAAGCTGTTGCTGTCAAACCAGTATACACCATCCTTTTTGACCTTGATGATTTGGTAGTCATCAGCTTGCTTAATGTAGCTTCTAGTCATAACCTGAGGCGAATCAAATGACTCCAGGAACTCCTGAGGGTTTCTCTTGGCGATACGCAAAAGATTGTATCTGATCTCAGAAACAGGAGCGTTGATGTTTACGTTGAAGTACATAGCCACTGGCAGCAAGTCAGAAACCTCTGAGTCTCGCACCATATCTACAGCCTCACTTACGGCAAACTCTTTTCTCAACTCTTCTTCAGCCTCAGCCTTCTTGTTAACTTCCTTGAAAAGTTTTCCTCCGTTGGCCATATTAAGCGGATGTGCCTCAAGGAAGATTCTTAAGTTGGGCTTGTTCTTAGGAACAAAGATTCTACCTTCATTAAAAAGCACGGCTTCTCTACGAGCGTTGTCGCTTTGCTCATCAACATAGATAGAAGGCTCGTTAGGGCAGTAACGAATCTCGCGGACAGAGTCCTTTTCTTCGTCGTATACCGTAACCCCCTTTTGAGGCAGCATAAAGACAACACCACCGTTGCGAGGAATCTCAAACTCCTTGTTGGTGTTTACTGTCTCTTTGCGCTTAATTTTAGGCTTCTTAGTCTTAATAGGAGCCTGCGGCGTTATTGTTACTGGAGGAATATTAGCCTCCACTGTTTCGGCCTTTTTGGGGCGGCCTGCCCGTCTTTTTGTAGCTTGTTCAGCCATGGTAAAATGAATTAAAGTTTATAAAAATTAAATAGATCAATAGCCAGCTGAGATGCCTCAGCTGCACCAATGTCTTTGCTTATTATTCCAAATCTTGCAACTTGTCCTTTGTGAACATTAACGGCCAACTCGTTGGTTGTTCCGAGCCTTTCTATCAGAAGATTTCCAGTTGTAACACTAGAATCACTTATAGACCCTGTAGAAGATTCTATAGAAGCAGCCATCTCTCCGTCTCTAGTATGAAATATCATATTAGAGTTAACATCTCTTCTTATCACAAAAGAATAACAAGGTATGAAATCATCTTCGGCGTCCGTTGCCCCGCTCTCAAATATGCGATCAACAGACACAGATGCCATATCTCCTAATTGTTTATCGTGTCTAACTGAAAATTTATTGTTAGACAACAAGGCCTTTCCAATTACCCCAGTTTCTGGTATATCTCCTATAAATCCAGCGGTCTCCCCGTCAGCATCTCCGTACAAAAATCCACCTCCAGGTGGAATTCCATCTCTCCCCAAAACCACATATATGGTGTAATCGCCTTGAACCGTGTATGATGGAACTTCAAAATACTCATCTAAATTGATGGCGACTGCAGACTGCGAAAAGTTAGTTTGATTAGCTGCAGTAACGGCAGAGGGGGTGGTTCCTCCACCTGGAGAAATGTTGTATGCAGAACCAAGAATACCCGCATTTGTCCACGCAGTTACCGTGGCTCCGTTAGCAAACCCAGAGATGCCTTCATGGTTATAATCTATATCTGGCAAGTTCCCGTAAAAGTTTATGCCAGCAATCTTGTTTATAAACTCATCCTGGGCATCCCCGTCACTAATCTGACCCGAAATAGTATCAACAGCCAGGGTGGGCACAATAGGCTTTATGTCCTCTTTGTTTTCACCAAACCTTCCAAAGGTAGAGTTCTTGCCAACAGAGTCGAACCTCATGACATTTTTGCCCCCAACATTTGATATGAAGTTCAATATCTCCTCCATAAGAGATGCCTCCTCCCCCTCTACACAGCCTATCTCTATGGTGGTCTTAGGAAGAGACTGACCTTCTTTTAAAAAGGTGTCTTCAAATGCAGATGAATGGTTGAATGTAATTATCAACCCACCCTTCTTTGTTGTCATATAGGATACGTTATCAGCAGGTATAGATATCGTAGAGATACCTACACCAGTGTTAGACGTAGTAGATCCGCTGGAAATAGAGTCTTCCTCTTTCCTAAACAAGAAGAATTTTTTCATTGCATTAAAGATACCGCAAATATAGTAAAAAGAAAAAGGCCCCCGAAGGAGCCTTTCTTTTCAGTAAGTATATATTACTCTGTTCCAAAAAGCTCAATCAAAAGCCTTCCAGCAGCAGCTTCCGTTACGGCAGTCGTAGTAGCTGATGTGATATAAAGAAAATCGTTGGCTGCAGGGAATGCAGTCAGTGCGTCGATTGTATTTGCAGAAACACCCCCTGTGTTGACCAAAACGGTAGGCGACGTGACGGCATCATCAAATGCTAAAGTTCCAGTAGCAGATGAAGCTAGGTCAATGTCTGTGAGGTTTGTTGTAGGAGTCTCAAGTGTGGTTATTTGACCAGCAAAGATTGTACCATTTTGAGCAGCAGTAATTTGACCAATGTGAGCTGGATCAGTTCCAACACCAACAATATCGTCAGCTGTAGCACTAGATCCGAGTCCATCTAGGTCAATATAAATGCTTGTTTTTATAATGTTTCCATTCTTTTCAACCCAGCTGTGATACACCGTATCAGTACCACTAGTAATCCCTGCCCCAGCAGTCAAGCCATTATTAGTAGCGCCAGAGTCGTCTACAGATACGGCTGTAATGTTAGAGTTGATAAAGTTGTTGTTTACGGAATCAGCAATTACAACAAACTGATCCTTACTGAAAGCAATAGCTTCAGAGATAGATTGCATAACAGTCTTTCCTGTCCCAGGATTAACAGTCATATCAACCTTGGTGTTAGAGCCAGCGGTTCCGAGAGCATGCTCGAAAGTCATAACAACGCTTGCGTTGTCTAGTTGATCAATAGCCAATAGATTGTCCACAGGGAAGGTCATTGCGCTAGTAGCGCTATTGGCAAAGTATAAAAATTTAGCAGCCATTTTTTTAGTTTATGTAGTAAAACAAATCATACAAAATGAAAAGTAGGGCCGAAGCCCTCTTTTCTTATCACTCTGTTCCAAGCATTTTAAAGTCCAGCTGGACTTCGTAATCTGCTGTCTCACCAGTCTCTGCAGTCACATCATGTGCGCTGCACGTAACAGTAACCAAAACCTCACGATCAACAGAAGTAAAACCGTCTGATACAGCAGGCGAAGCTGCGTCTCCAACGCTAAACTGACTAGCAGTCATGCCAGTGCCAGTGGCAAAATTCAGAAAAAATCCCACAGGAATAGCTGTAGCGCCAGACACACCTTCAGCAATAGCGTCATTGTCAGCATCAGAAAAAATCGAAGTAAGAGAACCTTCAATCCCAACATCAATACCAACTGAACCACCACTTGCAACAGTGGCCTTTTGAAGCTGTCTGTAGTGACCGCCTACAATCTGGCTGTTAGCTGGTTGCTGTATTGTGGTGGTTACGGTGGTGCCATTTGTGTAACCGTTAGAAACAATAACTCTCTTTGACTGTACGTTACCTCCATTGAGGTGCTTAAATGTAGCCATAGTTAAAAGTATTGTGAAGCTTGAGAGGAGGCCCATTGCCTCCTCTCTTACTTCAGGTTAATTATCCCTTGATCAAAACGTGCTGGTTAGCAGCGCGAGTCAACAAGCAAACCTCAGAGCGGTAGTGGAACGTAGCCACGTCCTTACCAGTATCTCCGTTGTTTGTGTGACCCATCACACCACCACCAGTCACCCAGTGCTCCATCTCTCTGCTGTAGCCATTGGAAGCCTTGTACTTCATTTCCAGAGCTGGAGCCTTGATGCCAGTGCGGGCATCCGCAACAGTAGTCAAAGGAACCATAACACCCTGGAACTTATTAGTAGCACCCAACAAAGTAGGATCGTTCAACAGCTTGAAATCGTGCTTGTGGAAGGTGTATCCACCGCGAGTAAAGCTCTTAAAGCCCAATCTAACAGCCATGTCTGGTGAGTTCTGGAATGCACCGAACTGACCTGGGAGACCAGCAGTAGTTGAAGTTGCAACACCTCCAGCCAACATATCGTCGATAGCCAAGTCTTGCTTTCTGTTCAAGTACATAGCGTACTCAGCAGGAGCACCTTGCTTGTCCAACTCCAAGATGATGTCATCAATCTCTGCGAAAGAATCGAGAGGGTTAGCGTTAGCATTGCTTACGTTGATACCTCTAGCTTCGAGAGCTGTGATGTAACCTTCAGAACCAGCGATTTGACCGTCGCCATCTGCTGCGGCAGTATCAAAAGAACCTCCGAGGTCCATGGTGACGCCCCCTCCATCAAACTTCTCACCGAACAAGAGGATCATTTCTCTCTTGTCCATGAAGCGCTTACGAGCTTCTTGCTCACCGTACATGAACCATCTGTAATCACCGTTGCCGATGTTTACGTAACCAACATTAGTGGCCTGAGAGCCATTAACCTGGAAGCGGTCCTTGACGATAGCGTAAGAATTGATTCTTCTGACAACCTCTGGATTAGAGAAGTTGGTAGGCTGATCGCTACCCTGAGCGTACATGTTGCCCAAGTGGATGAACGTACCACCATTAGAAGTGTCAACCTCATTTGTGCCAGAGCAAGTAGCTCCGTCGAGTCTCACAAGGCTGTAATCATCTGCTTCAGAAACGCCAGAGTCGTTTACGATCAAACGCACACCAGTGACAGAGTCCATCACGACGTCGCCCTTCTCAAGAACTGATCCAGTAGGAGTAGAGATATCGCCAGCTGCTGTAGTGTGAGTCAACGCTGTACCAGGCAAGTTAAGACCAGCACCTGTGGCGGCGTTTGAGTCGAGGGCGATGCCGCTCGAGTATGCAAACGTCTTGTGACGTCTACCAGCTTCGTAAAATTCAACCTGGTCTGAAGTTCCAGCAGAAGTGACAGCTCCAGTAAGTTGAAGGAATCCTGTGATACCTTGGTCTCCGTATGCTTCGACCAAAAGCTCACTAACATCGGGCTTTCCGAGTTCATTAGACGATGCTGCTGCGGCATTCAAAAGGTCGCCAATAGCAGTGTATTTGTCTGGTGATGTTTGGATATTGAATCCAGCTACATCTATACCAGTTAAGGGTTGTGCGGCTGTTGCCATAATTTCTTAGTTTTTAGATTTTAAAAGTCATTTTACCCCCCTGACCGCTGATAATTTGTTTTAGCTGATCAGTAAGAGGATTTGATTGTGGTGCCCCCGTCTCTGTAGGCGTTTGAGACTGTACGTTAGCAGCCTTATCTACAAGAGTGCGCTGACCGTCGCCCAACCCCTGCTTGTATGCAGAGGCTACAATAGCGTCGATGTTGTCAACGACAGCCCTGTGAGCAGACAGCTTGTCGTAATCCCAGTTTCCGTCTTCACTGACGTAGGGGTCGAAGTACTCGTCAAGACGAGCATTCTTTTGTTTGAGTTGTGACTTGTATGAATCATCAAGGCCGAAAGTAAAAGTCTTCTCACCGCCCAGGTCGAACTCCAACCCAGTCATCTGATCAACTTCACTAGACATCTTTGATATCCATGCGTCGTCTACGATAGACTCAACATCATTCGATTGCACAGAAGGAGCCTGATAATTAGATCGAAGTTCTTCAATCTTTTCTCTGGCTGCTTGAGCATCAACCTTGAGTTGAATCTGAGCCAAGCGAACTTCCTCCTCACTGTTGAGGTCTGGGTCCACTTTGTATTTGCTTTGAACAAGTGTATTGAGCTCCTCTGCAGAAAGGCCTGAGTACTGGCTAGCCATGCTAACTCTAATAGCCGTCATATCATCCATCTCGGATGGGTTGAGCGACTGGTACGCAAACCAATCTTCTGGAGTTCTGCCCGTCTCTTCTACGAAGCGAGCAATAGCTTCAATGCGCTCGTCAAGAGCATTTTGTTGTGGAGCACTGAAATCATCAAACGAATCAAACTGTCTACCGAGCCTCTCGCTCATGTATGAAAGGACAGCCTCTTCGTAATCAGAGTCCGTGTACTCTTGTGTTTCTTCTGTTGGCGCAGCCTCAGGGTCTACGTATGCAGACTCTTCGGGTTGCGATTCTACAGCTGGCTCTGGTGCTGGCTCCGCTACGGGTTCAGCAACTGGCTCAGTTGTTTCGACTTGGGGCTCCTGTTCGGTAGCCATAGACGCAGAAAGGTCCTCGACGTTGTCGAAGACCTGGAAGCCTTGGGCTTCAGATGGTTGGTTTTCCATTTATATTAAATTATTTTATTATCCAAAGAACGCTATAACTTTCCCGTCATCACCACCGTCAGCAGCCTGTATTTCAATTTTAGATACATTGATATACGCGCTTTCTCCAGCAGCAAGGGACAGTATTTGCTTTCTAGTAGTAGCCTTGAGTGCATAAACTCCAGCGGCCAACTGAAGGTCATCTTCGCCAACGGTAAATGTGATTGTAATGTCGGGCTTAGATGTAACAGTAAAGGATATAACATCACCCTCCTCAAGACCAGCGCCTTCCGTAGCAGTAACAATAATGTCTGTTAATGCACTTCCGTCCCAATCAATGCCATCAAAAGCAGGCTTAGTAATTTGACTAGTAACGTCTCCGCCGTTTCTAGTTACCGTCATTGAACTTTGATTAGAGCCACCGCCATTAAATGCTGTAGTGCTACCTGCATCGACAGCAGTGACAGTGCCACTGAAGTTTGTCAAAGCGGTATTGTTATCAAGTTTGCCAGTATTTCCAGGTGCATGAACGTCGCTTCTTGCATCCCCATCCTCAGCAATAAATCTAAGAACCTCGTTTTCTGGAGCAAAAATATTTACAGCCTCGGTGTGAAGATTATGAACGGCCTGCCACCTTGCTCCTCCAGGAGGAGAGATAAGCGTATCAGCAACACCAGTAAGGTTTTCGTCTAGTTCAACAAGGTTGCCTGCGTACTGTGGCGGTATGTATATCTTAATAGCCATATCTTATTTATTAGCTGCCAGATCCTGCAAGGATCACAGATGAGTTATCTAAACCAAATACCCCGTACTCAATAAACGAGTCTATTTTGGTTGCGTGAACTGCGTAGCTTTTATCTGGAGACAAAGGGATGAATGCAAATTCACCACCACCAATCTTGGCTGAAAGAGCTGTATCACTCTCTGTCTCGTTACGCAAGTATATGTAGTCCTCTAAAGTTGTTTCGAGATTTCTGATATACAGATAAGCTCTTTCATTTTTGTCGTTTTCTTTGTAAACGATCATATCGTCTGTGTCAGCAGCCACACCCTTCACTTTAGCACGAATGAGACTACCAGAGTCAGCCAACATGCTTGTGTTAACAGACAAGTTCAGCGGGCTGCTGAGCACGTTAGTGCTGCTTAAAGTAAGAGAGGCTCTTACGTTAGCCATTATGCAAAGTTTTGAACAAACACCATGTACTCGATGCTCATGTTTGAAGCAGAGGTTTTGATGTCTATGTCAGCAGCAGTTCCTGTTGTGTCAGCAGACCAGGGGATAAACATAAAGTCTCCTGCATACAATCTACCCACTTCTGTAGCTCCGATAAATACGGTAACAAATTCAGAGGCAGTTGTAGACAGGTTCTTAAAGTAAACCTTGTGAGCTTCATCGTCAGCAAACTCTACAGCGTCAATAATTTTAGATTGACTAGTCAGAGCTGAAGAAAAAGTGCGGCGTCTAAGCCCTGTTGTTTGAGTCAACCCAGTGTTGTTTCCTGCCTCACTAAGAGTAGAGGTAGAAGACAATGACAGAGTATCGCTAGTCAAGTCAGAGCTAGACAAAGTCAGTGTTGCGTTGGTGGTAGCCATTTTAATGTTTTTGTTTTGGCAAATATACTAATTATTATTTCTTCTTCTTTTTGCCCTTACCAGCACGTATCTTGGCTGCTTCTCTTCTTCCGAAAGCAGACTTTACACGAGCCATAGCCCAAGCATGCTGAGACACTTTAGGCCTATTCCCTGAGCTCATGTATGCGGCAAGGCCTCTGCGGTAAACTTGTTTTTGTGCGGCATCCAAACCTGCCATACCACCGCCCTTTTTCTTCTTTTTGACCTTTCCGCCCTTTTTTAGAATTATCATATCTTATCTCTTTGTGCCATAAGCCTTTTTAACCTAGCTGCTACGGCAGGTGGGAATCCTTTTTTTGTTCTTTTTGCTTTAGTGCCTCTATACTTTTTGTATATGGCTGCAATTTGTGCCATAAGCTTTTTTCTCTTGCCCACGTTGGCACTACCGCGAGTGTACTTAGGGTTGAACTTCATCCCTTTTTTAGCCGACTTAGGTTTCTTGCCAGCCTTCTTCATAGCAATGGCAATAGCGGCTTGTTGTGCTGGATTCTTTGCCATCACTTCTTCTTTGGGTGGTCAGCCATTTTAAACTTTGCTTTTTTTATGGCACCAGGGTGAGGCACGTAGTCTCCCTTCATCAAGTAATATCTACCACCCTCCTCCATCCAGTGAAAGCCTTTTGGCGGATCAATAGACATTGTCTTGTTGGTGATGGAAAACTTCCCTCCCTTTTTTGCTTTTACAGTTTTCATTACCACTTTGATTTGTTAGCCCAGAAAGCTGCGCTCATCTTTCCTTTAGCAATATTGCGCCTGTGTCTAGCCTTGAAACTGGCTCTTTTCTTTTTCATGCGGCTGCTTTCTCCAGCCTTAGGTTTACCCGCAGTCTTAGCCCCCTGCTGTCCATAGCGAATGAGCTTTACTCTATCTCCCTGCTTGGCAAGAACGATGTGTGATTTTTTGGGGTGGCTAGGTGTGCGCTTTGGTTTGTTGACGCCAGAAAGCCCATGCTTTTTTAGCATGCGTTTAATTCTTGACCTCAACGCCTCTTTGCTCATAATGCAAATATAATCAATCGACTGTATTGACTTTTCCAATACTTGCTGTGGTCACTGTGTTGACTCTCCCAACGCTTCCAGAAGCTACACCGCTAACCTTATGGCCGTATCCAGAAGGGGCCTCAGTATATGTCAATGTTATGGTAGTGCCAAAATTAATTCCAGAAGAAACAGTGCCGCTAGTATTGGCTGTATTTTGAAAATCAGAATCATGTTCTATGATGGCTACCGTAAGGTTATTATTAGAACCTATGTGATTAAGACCATCTGAATTTAAGGGTATACTATTTGACCCTGTGCTCCAAGAGGTAATCTCTGATGAGAATGGGAAGTTATACGCTACGCTAGAAAAAAATTCTGATGCTGCTAAAGCAGTACTCCCATCAGCGCTCATTGCGTTGCTTTTGACAACTATGATATCTGCATTAGTCTGGCTATGTCCTGCAATATTTATAGACGCATCTTGAGGTGTTGATGATACGCTGCTTACATCGAAATGAATGAATACTCTTCTAATCTTGTGGGTTCCACCCCCTCTGCCTGAAGAGAAAAAATGGTTGATAGCATTTGCATCAGCGTTAGATGGATTATCAGAAACACTTTCAGCATTACCCTCACGAGCCGTAGTAAAAGAAGAGCTTCCAAAACCTATGGCGCTAGCCACCCTATTTGCGTTAATGGTTGGCATTACGCACTAACCTCCACAAATGCTCCATCTGGATTGAACCAGATCTGACCATTAGATGCGTCAAGACAATACCCAACAATCCTTACAATATCTCCATTACCAGATGGTGCGGTAGCAGTGATATCCCCAGCTGTTGTAGAAACAAATAATACATCTCCAACTGCGCCTGGATCGTGATCAATAGTAACCATACCACGAAGAAGAACTCCATTTGTATCTGATGCTGCACCAAGAGCTATGCCAAGCAGCCCATCGCAAGTAGAAGCTGAATCAGCATCAGCAAGCTCCCATGTTCCATCAGATTTAAAATGGTACAAAGCGCCAGTGGTCATAGAGGTAGTGCCTCCTATATATACTATGTCACCACGATGATCTCCATCTGTGTTGCTGGTTACTGTAAATTTTCTGTCCCTAATGTTGCTCTGCTCAATCGTGCCCGTGCCTGCACTAGTAAGGTCTACAGGTATAGCGTCAACAACAAGATCAATAGTGCCATCAGAATCTTCATAAGTGGCAGCGATTCTAGTTTCAGTATTGCCACTAAACATAGCACCCACAATATCCTGAACTTCTTCTGTACTTAACTGAGTATTAGTGTCTGACGACGCTATAGTTACAGTGTCACTTGAAGCATTGGTTGTTACAGTAACGTTAGATCCTGCGGCAATAGTTAGTGTATCATCAGTTGCATCAGCCACAACATTATCTTGACCAGCAACAGAGATAGTGGTAAACGCATTTGGTGATGTACCATCAGATCCAGCAGGCCCTTGTGCTCCAGTAGGTCCTTGAGCGCCAGTAGCGCCTGTGGCTCCCGTGGCTCCAGTAGCTCCCGTGGCACCTGTAGCACCTGCAGGTCCTTGCGCTCCAGTAGCTCCCTGAGCTCCAGTATCACCCTTGTCGCCCTTGGGCCCCTTCCCTAAAACCTCTATAGATGAAGCAGATGGGTTAGATACAGATATAGAGCTTTCAGTAGTACTAAATGTAGTGGTTGTTCCGTCAGAAACAGTAACAGACAATGTGTTCCCAGCAGACTCTGTAACGGTAATTGACATTACTCGTTTATTTTTGACACGTCGTCATTGACGATAAACACACCCTCAAGTATGGTCGTAGTAACCTCGTTGACTATTTGTTGGATGTCATAAACGTATCTGCCAGCAGGAACCCTTCTCATGACAGAGTCTGCTGCACTTATTGTTACATTTCCACTATCGTCTGTAGAAAAAGTAAAGTTTGTTGTTTCACCGTCTTTCTCTGCAGACCTGCCCTTAGATGCAGTCCCCATGATTAAAGGCCTGGTTTTTGACCTTGTATTTTTAGCCCCCCTTACTTGCATCAAAAACTCATGACCACTAGTGGCTAAAGTTATAGCCGTTCCAGAAGAGTCTTTTAAATTCAGGGTGAGGGTAAATGTATCACCCCTTCTACAAGTAATATTCAGTTTTTCTGAAATATCTAAGTTTACTTTGCTTGCCATTACTGTATGAGTTCAGTGATATTTGTTTGCTCTGGAGCCTCTTCAATTTCTCCTCGCTCTCCCTTTCTCTGTGAGATAAGCTTTGATTGTTTTGACGCCTGCTTATCTACCCTTTCGTCTTTTCTATCTTCTTTCAAAACCTCAAGCTTTTCTTTGAACTCTTGCTCTTCAGTTCTGAATCCAAGTGTGGCTTGAGCTCTAATCATTTCTATCTCTTTTCTAAACTGATGCTTTACCTGCTCTAGCTGAGATTCTAATTGTGTTTTCAGTTGGAGCTCTTGAGACTTAAGCTGAGCTTCCATTTGCATCTCTTGCATCCTGCCTTGACTAGCAACCTGAGCGGCTTGAGCCTGCTGCTGAGCTTGCATTTGAGAATTTTGCTGAGCCATATCTTGCATCTTTTTCATTCGCTTCTGTCTTCTCACAATAAGAAGTCTCTCAGCTTGGTTGATGTCTTTTAGATCTCTGACAGCTATAGCGTCCTCTAAATCAATTTCTTTTTGGTTTAGAGCAACTTGTATGTTTTGCTCTAAGAAAGCTCTCTCTTCGTCTTCCATTTCTTTCTGCACTTGAACTCCAAAGTTGTACATTGGCAGATTGCTGAAGGAACTCAAAACGCTCATGTTCTCTTGTCCTATAGCATTTTCATAAATAGACATGAGAACAGATTCAGGAGGTATAATCTGAATACACTTTACGATATCCTGACAAACCTTTTTATACAAAACCAAAGAGGCATTTGTAATATCATATATGGCGTTATTCCCTGCAGCTATTGCTTGCTGTCTAACTCCAACCAAAGCATCTCCTTTTGGAGAGCTAGCATCCATGGCCTCATTAATACCTGTGGTATCTCTAATAAGTCTTAGGTAGTGATTGTATAGACCTATAAGCTCGTTGATATTTCTTATAGAGTTGCCTATCTCTCTTACTGGTGGGTTTTGGAATCCACCCTCTGGGTTCTTACTTCTGTAGTAAAACACTCCAGTCTGTTCGTATATGTCGTGCAGATCAAGCGGCTGAAGATCCCCACCTTTTCCTAGCTGAACATTTTCAAGTCCTTCAATATCTATGATCAGTCCGTCTGGCTTTGCTTTTGCAATGGCTTGCTGAAGCTTGAGATGGGTAATCTGAAGCATATCTGCAAAACCTATGCAGCTATCAACCATAGACTTTGGCATGTTGTTGTTCAGGTTTGTCGCAACTGGAGCGTAGGACAACCTGCACCTAGATATGTCATGCACATTTTTAGGCACATTAGCAACAAGCCCATAGTTGAAGACTATGTCCGTCCCCATTATGTATGAGCCCCCGTAGAGCATCTCCATCTCCATCTTGTGGGACTTTCTCTCAAATACAGATCCAGATCTCTCCTTGTACTGAAAGCCTTGATTAAAGAAACCTACATTACCATGTCTGTTTTGCTTTTCTTCGAAGAACATGCAATCAACCGATATAAATTCAAAATCAAGGATTTGAACCATGTATTCTGAATACGCCTCTTTGTTTGTTTTGTTGTCAATGCTATAACCCGTAGGGTCGTAGTTACCTCTTTTCTTAGAGGCAACCTTCATTATTTTTCTTATATCCTCTTCTGTAAACTCGTCTCTAGATATTCTCTTGAGCTCTGATATAGTTATTTCCTTTACGTGTCCAGCATAGATTACGTCTTCAAAAAACGGATCTTCAGTGTAGCTGTGTACAAAGTTCAGTGGATCTATATAGTCGACCTTTATCCCGTAGTTTGGATCGTTGCTTCTTTTTGTTACAGCGATGCCTATGGCAGCCAAATCATTTACACACCGTCTGTAGACACTGTCATTAAAGTTGCACCAGGAAAGAGTCATGTTAGTAGCCACTTGAGCAGCTACTTCGGCATCAGTCTTTATGTTGGTATCCAAGAAGATTTCTGCTTCCTCAAGAGTATCTGGAAGTTGATCTGGATTTATATCCAACTCAAGGCCTCCAGTTTCGCTTTTTAACTCTTGAAGTTCTTTCTTTATTGCTACTTGCGTCCTTATTCTTTGCTTCTGTTTGTTTTTCTCAGATGAAGACAAAGGATCAACCGCCTCAAGATTTGGATACGGATTTCTAGACAATATTTTATTTACAACAATTCTTACAAACTTGGGCAATATTGGAACTGGGGTGTAGTCTAGATTCAAAAGACTACCTTCGCCTCCATTGGGATTAAGAGAAGTAAGAAGTTGTTTGTATATGCTTGTGTCCTGAGTTCCGTTTGCGTAAGTTCTATTTCTTTTAAATGTTCCGTTTCTACTTCCGTGCATAGAATTTTTATCGGACATTTTACCCCACTGACCCTCAATAGCTTTCGCATATCGCAAACCGTATTTTTTGCTATGCTTTTCTGAAGCATCAGCAAGAGGGTTTGGAAATCCAGAGGACGGCTTTTGACTGCTATACATCTACAAGTGATTTACCGCAAATATAGCAAATCATCCGCGTACCTTATATGTGCGAAAAAACCGCTTCTCATCAAAATTAGATTTCTTCTTTTTTACTTTAACCTTTTGCGCAGCAAGAAGGCAAAGGCCAGAGCTAATTGTAAGGTCAAACTTAGTACGATCGTTGATCTTGAAGCCAATCCAATCTTCAAGAGTGTTGTTAAAATACATTTTCCCATAATCCCCTGTCTCTCTGTTGACCCCAACATGGTCATGTATGTATGCTTCAATGGCATGTGCATGAGCTTGTATTACATCTTGTGAGTTAGAAGGTATGCCTTTGGTCTTTACGTTTACCTTAGAGTTTGCAGCCATAGTGTGTCGAGGCCTTTCCATTAAGTATCCATCATAACCTCTTGATTCAAAGTGTCTTGCAATACCATACTTATTGTTTTCAATTAACAGTGGGTATCCATAAAACACAGCTGCCATCAGACAGTCTTCATAGAATATTTTAGCCAAAGGTGGACGGGACGCATACTCCAACACAAACATGTTAGATGGGTGCTCCATGTGAAACTTATTGTAAAGGTGTAGCGCTCCCTTTGACCCCCGTCCATCGACGGTGGCGTCAAGGTCATAGGAGTCAACCCCGCCTACCCCCAGCTCTGCATTCGGTGCTATCTTTTTATTCCCTTCGTACTTTTTCTGATTTCTAAGTTCAACAGGAGGCATCCAGGAAACCTTAAACCTGCCTCTTGCATCAGGCGTAAACACAACTTCGGAATCTTGAATCCCATCTTTCCAAACAAAGTTTCCCCTCACAATGGGATTAGGAAAAAGATCGTCGTTGTACTGTATCTGCTCGTATATTTTACCGACGTTAAAAACGCTACCATCTATACTATCTCTGAATGCCTCGTCTTCTGTAAAAGGAAATTGTCTTACAACCTCGTTAAGCTCTGAGGCATCGTTCTTGAGATTTTCCCTTTCATTTTTTAGGTAAGTCTTTGCGCCAAACACAACATCCTCCCCGTCCAGTCCATCAACGACATGGTCTGGATCATGTACAACAGGGCTTCCGTGCTTATCAAAGAACCCCTCTAAGGATTCATAGGCTGGTATGAAAAGCCTATAGAGGCCGCTTCTCGTTCTGCCGTTTTTGTTTCGTTCCTCTGGATCAGAATCCCTCCACAAATCCTTGTACTCTTTACCTCCCTTGTCCATGGGGTTTACAGTAGATCCCACCATAGCCTTCCCTACAATCTTTCTACCCACAATAAGGCATGTGCGCTGAATCCTCCAAGCGTCACGAATATCTGTAGGTTTCTCCCACTTGCCAGCCTCATCGAGGTACAACAGGTGAAGCTTTTCACCGTCGTAAGCGTTGTTTGTGGTATTCTTCCAGTTGATTACCGTATTAAGAGCCTCGCCCTTCTGCGTAGTCTTATTATTCTTCGTGATTCTCTTACTCGGCTCGCGAAAAGCCAGCTCCATGCGCGGATTGGTCGTTCCATCTTGAATTGGTTTGAAGAAGAAGGGGTAGTACCTGAACATCTGCACGACCTTCTTCATGAATATATTCTCTTGGGCGTCCTTACCAGTCTTTGACTGTATTCCCAAAAGCTTGTCTTTAACTTGCGTGGCTTCGTCAAGCAATACGGCAGAGCAGATGTTAGTGTATCCGCTCCGCCTGCACTTGGTATATAACTGCCCGATACATCGGGGGTCCGCCTCACACGCAGACAAATGTAAAAAAATATCTCTTTGGAACAAAAGGAAGCTCGGATATCCTATATCCATCCGAGTCCATTGGAGCATCATGTAGTGCCTACCCGTAATATATGTAGGGACACCCCCGTTGTAAAACCAAAAACCTTCACGCCGACGGCGAAATTCCTCTTCGATATACGGAGAAAACTTCTGCCTGAACTCCCGAGGCATTTCGGCCCACTCATCCATACTCTTAATCCTAGACAGCTCCTCAGGCATAGGAACCCTTTCCCACAGCTGCAGGTCATCTGGCTTTCCATATCCTGCAATTTCTTTTTTGGGAGGCTGAGCGGGAAGTGCAATGTCCAACCCACCAATCCGAACAACTTCTCCTTTTGTACCGTGGGGGCAAATTGCGATAATATCCTGATCATCAGAATACTTGTCCATACCTGTTGCTTCGGAAGCTAGCAATTCCAGACTTAGGGTTTTTTAGCTCCATGTATTTACCACAGGGACATTTGATATCGTGGTATGCTCCGTCATCTCCAAACCTAATTGAAACTCCCGATCTTGATTCCTCGTGCTTCTCCTTGCAAGAACAAATGTAATCTGCCATAATTATCGACCTTGTGAAGCATAAGGCTTCTTGTAATTTCTTGATTGCTTGTTTTTAGACTGCTTAGTCTTAGCGTGAACACCCTTTCGGCGAACACGCTTCTTCTTGTAAGTGGATACTTGTATCTTTGCCATTGAATTAAATTTAGTACGCCCGACAGGATTCGAACCTGTGACCGTCTGCTTAGAAGGCAGATGCTCTATCCAACTGAGCTACGAGCGCATGCAGATTACCTACTGCGTCTAAGCCTAGGTCTGTTGTTAGCTCTGTTTTTAGATTGAGGCTGAAGTCGTGTTTTGTCAGATGACCCTACGTGGGCTTCGTCGAGACCATCACCATTGCCGACATTTCCTTTGCGGCGGTTGATGCGAGTCAAGTCGGCTCTGTATCGCTTGGCTTTTCCGCCTTTGCCATACTTAGCATATTCCTTCTTGTAGTCTCGCTTTTTGACTTTCATGTTGTAAATATAATAAATTGTTGGGGCGGTGGGACTTGAACCCACGACTTCCTGTGTATAAGACAGACGCTCTAACCAACTGAACTACGCCCCAGTTGATAAACCCGTAATACGTAGAGGGTCGCCTGACGAAAACCAACAACTCAGTCCTCAAACTCCTTGTTCCAGGATTCGTCCCAGAACTTAAAATCTATCTTGTTTTTTTGGTACACAATTTCTTTCCAATCATTTAGAGTATCTCTCAGCAAAACCTCCGCTGTAGTCTTTGGCTTCTTCGATTCCCCCATTTGTTTGTAGGTCTTTTATCATTTGTTCTAATCGCTGTCTTTCAACGATCAGTTCCTTACAATCTGTAGCAGTCTGCTTAATAGACTGAAGCTCTGCTTTTCGAGCGCTCCCGTTGATCTCAGGATCAACAGGTTTTTTTACTTCGTCGATCATGTTGTCTATAGCAACCTCCATCGACTTCATAAGGCGCTCGGCGGCATCAATCGTTGTAAACTTCTTCTTCGACATAAAGGATGTCTTCAGCTCTAACTCTAAAGTACTTATTGCCGTCAATGGTCAGCTCGTAATCTCTGTTCTTTTTAATGCCCACCACATCGCCAACAGAGAGCCCAAGCTCTTCAATCCAAGGAGCGTTAAAAGCAACGCGAGCTTTGCGAACAGGAGTGTCGGTAAGCTTGACCACTTCGATAAGGTCAGATTGTTCCCCAGGATCAGGACCTTCTTCAACAGGCGAGAGAAGAGCCCAACCGCCGAGACTATATATGTGTCCACTTTTTGCACTCTTATATGCTATTGCCTGGTTGTTAATTGTGTGGTTTGGGTCATACTGAACCATGTAGTGGTTTTTGTGACCAGTTAAACCTTGACCCTCATTTAACACAACTAAGTGATGAAAATACAGAGTATCTCCTTTCTTGGCACCAGTGTTGTGTCTCAATGGGGAACACACTATAGGGCCTTCAGTAATCCTGTGTTTGAACTCACTACCTTCAAATCTCGTGTCGATAAAAAGTTCTAAACCACCATCCGTGGTGATTGTGTCGTTGATCTTTTTTTCTAGCTCAACAACAAATAAATTAATAGTTTCCATTTAATTAATATGAGGAGTATCCAGTAGTGCGTCTTTGCACGTTACTTGCTGGAGGGGGTGTAGGTCTAGGCTGTCTTCTAGGTCTTCGTGCAGGTGCAGATGGAGATGGAGATGGCCTAGATGGTCTTCTGGCTGGAGTGATTTGTGAAGCCTGACCATTAGAAGATAAAAGTTCAAACTGACTCTTAGGAAGAATAATTTTTTGAAGCTTTAAATCTACTTGCTCGTTTGCTGGTGTGAGCCTAGCATGAGCTCTTGAAGTGTGGAAAGCACCTACCATAGCACCTTTAGATGGGTGAACATGATATGGACCAGAGTAAAACTTCCCATTAGGAAGCTTAAACTCGTTACCTCCAGTATAAAGATTTGTTGTAGCCATCAAAAGTTGCAATCATATTCAATAATGCACGGCATATCATCCACACACTTCCATAAAACCTGAGAGTTTTCTTGCATCAAATATACAAGATATCTTTTCTTTCCGTGCTTATATAGATGTTCTTCATCAAGAATTATTGCAGACACCTGGCCAGAACCAGCTCTCATGCCGATATAGTACGCCATGGCATCTTTCGGATCTCTTCCGATAATAATTTTTCTAATAAGTCCTTCCATTTTAATTTAATGATATGCCCAGCCCGTTTAAAAGATCGTCTAAGTCTGTATCTTCTATGTCTTCTGGCGGGGAGTAAGAATCAGTCATAAAGTCTTTAATTATATCTAGCTCTCCTTCGCCCTGAATGTTGTAGTGAAAAAAGGCTTTCATATTGCTGTTGTCTTCGTCGACTGGTTCTAGCAATCCTAAAACAAAAGCTGAAATGACCTTATCCTCAAGACCATACTTTTCTACAAGTTGGTTGATGGCAAAAGCAATTTGTTGCATTTCAAACCAAAAGCCCTCTTCTTCCATACCTTTGTATTGGTCCATATCCATCTTCAATGCCTAAAAGTTTAGTATCAAGAAAAAAGCTTTTTAGAGACTTTTCTCACCTCAATCAAAGGTACGTAAAAAACAACTACCTCAAGAGATTGAGAACGAGCATGATAGAGTTCTGCGAAAAGAAAGACGTATTTGAGAGGGAGATGATGTTTATGCTTTGGGCATACGACCTAGAGTTTTTTACTCTTAAGTACGCCTCAGAGGACTACAACTATTCTCAAAAAAAGTTAGGCGAACGTATTGTATTTCCGTTAGTTAACGAAGGTTACTTATACAAACACTTTGATAAAATGACTCCATCTACCACTATGGAGGATCATTTATTTCGCGAGGAAACAAAGTACAACTATAGGGTGAGATACGCGCTTACACAAAAGGCCCGACTATTAGTCCAGGCCTTTTACAGAAGTCTAAATAAAGATTAAGCGCTAGCGACAAAGACCTCAAGGTCTACGTCAGCATTGTTGTCGTTTATAGCTATGATGCTTTCCAGATCAACAAGTGATGTTATGGCTGTGGCTTGATCATCATCGACCGCAGCTAAACCTGTGGCTTTGTTAAGTATCAGGGTCTTTCCAGCCTCTAAGAGAAAGCTTGCATTTGTAGAGGCATCCACACCTCCATTTGCTGCCAGCTGAAGGTTTATAGTAATTGGGTTAGACTCATCTAAGTTTGTAACTCTAATGTATCTAACATCATCATCTACCATACCGCTGTCCACAGTGGTAACTGCTGTTCTAAAGTTGCCTATTGTGGTCTGAGTAGCCGTGCTACCACCGTCGGCAGGCAGGCTTACGATACGGTGCATAACCTGGGTAATAGATGAAACATCCATAGATATCTCACTACCTCTTTCTCTTCCGTTGAGTTTTATGCTTTCCTTGATTGTAACTGAAAGTGTAGCCATGATGCAAATATAGTCAATTACAATCCTTTGCCGAAAATCACTTCGTAGTAGACCTTCCCCTCATCATCCCGACAAGCTTTGAGGCACCGACCACGATTAACCCCATCATGAACATAAGAGACGTGAACCCAATCAGGATTGTCTTGATCACCAAACTCCCAAATAAGTTGATCAAACGTAAGGTTGTTAAGTATCCAGCGGAAGATTTCACCGTTTTTACAACGTCCAAATACATCAGCGTCAAGATCGAGTGCTCTTCCTTCCACATGCTGACTGCGGTTTGAACCACCGATAGCAGTGTTAAGCTCAGCCGAACGATAGCCGCTCGACACGTATATAGGGCACCTGAAAGCGTCCCTAAGAGGTTGAAATATATGTTCTGCAGTTTTCCGCAGATTTGCTGTAACCCAGTCATCAGGAGTATTGTCTATGCCCAGACGATTAGCCGTGTTGCTTTTTGTCACCTCGGCGAGTGACAGATTTTTTGACAGCTTCATTATTTAAGCGTCTTCGCTCTCTCTCCGCTGAGGGAGCTTTTATTTTTTTCTTAGGATTGAAGTAATGCTTCTTCAAGCTTACTCCTCCTTAAGCATCTGTCTAGCCATAGCTCTCTGCTGTGGATCCTTCAGGATGCCCTTCAGCATAGCACCTTTGTCTGCAAAGACTTTACCCCCGTACATGTACATAGGCATCTTCATGCCTTTTTTGGCCATCATTTCTTTTTTCATGCCTTCTTTGGCCATGGGCTTTTTCATGTGGCCCCCACCAGGCATTTTTTTAACGACCATCATGCCACCACCAGGCATCTTTTTTTTGTTACCGTGCTCCATAATTTTTTGTTTGTTGTTTGACGCAAATATAATGACTTCTTTTTAATCTCTGTATGCAGCAGAGCCTTCTCTAAATCTGTTGAGATACTCACCCATAGTCATGTTTCCAGATGTAGGTTTTTTATCCAAAAACTCTTGAGGCGTAAGGCGACCCTCTCTAAGATCAGCCATGTAACCCCTAAATCTGCCAGATCCTGCAAAATGGAATCCAGCCATAAAGTCCTCCTGAGTCAACCCAAGACTATTCCACACCTCTTGAGGTATCTCTTTTTCATACCTATCGTAGTTCTGCTTAGCTTGTTGCCTCAATGAAGATTCACCAGACACCCCTTCGTCTACTCTCTTGGTCATAAATCCATATTGATCGGTCTGCGTGTCTTCACCCTTAAAGAATCCTGGGATAACTTGAGCGGCGCCCCCAGCACTGCTGCCTAAAGCATTCCTTAAATCTCTTTTTCGAGTAAAAACGTCAGTAAGCTCCTGCTTGGTTGTAGGAGAAGAGCTAGATTCAGCAGCAGTAATCCCAGCGAGAAAGGCATCAGTAGAAAGACCACGAGGTCCATCACCTTCTTCGTGAAACTCACTAAAACCTACTGGGGTGAGGTAGCCGTCAGCGTCATATCTATATCCTTTGGGTGGGTCACCATTCTTTTTGACCTTCATCCCCCCTTGGGCTTTTTTCTTAATTTTAAAAGTGCCTCCATAATTAAAATCTTTTTTCGTAAAAAATGGAGTAACATCTAGATCACCTCCGTAATAATTAGACCCTGTAAGTTTTTTTGCTTGATCTAAGGGAACAACATCTTCAATCTCTATATTTTTCGGGTCTCTAATTACTCTAACCCCTCCATCTGTTTGAAAACCTCTGCCGCCAGATAATCCTGCTTTTTCTCTGGCAGCCAAATCTCTTAGTATTTCTTGATAAGAAGTTCCCTGAGCAGGAGTTTGTCTAATTTTTCCAACAAATCCAGAAAATTCATCTGAACCTGGCCCCCTAAAAGGATTTATTTCTGGATTAGCATAAGACATTGCTGTCTGAATATCATCAGTACTGTAAATCCCCTCGTTTAAGGCTCTATCTCCAGAGCCCTTTGTGCTTACTAGAAATTTACGAGCTTGATCAGCGTCTTTGGCGCCGACCCCTCGATAAGACGTTAAATAATTTCTAGAAAACAATTCTGCATCAGTGTCCAACATTGACTGAAGAAATGGGTTCTTACCAATAGGGCTATTGGGATCATAAGTCGCCATAATTGATGGATTTTTTTCCATCACATAATTGGCCATAGCCCTGTTTATTTTTTCGGAAGACCCCTCACCCACTTCTTTTGCTAAGTCTGACAAAAATCTTTGTGAATTGTCTACTACTTGAGCAACATCTTTTGCTGCGTTTCTTACTTCTTCTGGAAATTTGCTTAAATCTTTATACCTGAGCTCTGTAAAACTTTTTATTCCAGCATCTTTAAGAGCTTGTATTGATTTTTCTAGATTTTTAGATACTTTCTGTGGGGAACTTCCAGTAAGAAGACTAAGAAGTCCTGGAGACCCATAAGAAACACCGTCTTTACTTTTAAAGTTTTTGTCATCAATTATATCTGAAGCTGCTAAGGCGGCATAAATATGATCGGCAGGATTTGCAAGAGCTGCAACAGATTCCATAGGGCTAATTCCACGGGCTTCTAACTCAGCTTGATTCGGAAGGTAGTTTCCCTCGCCTATTTCCCTCATATAATTTAAGGGCTGAGAAAGAGCCCTTAGAAAGTCGTAACCGTAATCAGAAAAAGATCTTTCTTCTGCTTGTTTTAATGCGTCATCCTTTTTTGCGGGCCTTGGAATATGAGCGCCGCCATGAACGTATTTTTTTTTGGTCCTCATAAGGCAAATATACCTTATTTTCTATTACGCCTTAGGGCTTCTTTTCCTGCTTTAAATATGGCAACTACCTCTTTTTTACCCATAACCTTAGCTCGCTGCTCCCCTACAGTTAATATCTGAATCTTTCTAGCAAAAGGCTTACCGCTACGCTTTACTTTGGCCACTGTAGCGCGAGCATCAGCAGGTGTAGCGAACTTAATCCTTACTGTGTCCTTAGGATTCTCGTCAGTATAGAGCCTGCGACCCGATCCCTTGGGCTTTTTACCCGTTCCAACCTTAGGATCTCTCTTTTTTACCTTCATGATACTACTATCCTTGCGCCATAATAAAAGGACTCATCTGCGTACACGCAAAAACCATCTTTGGCTGCTTTCTTCATCTGAATCGCTTCGATACCGTAAAGGTATAAAGGAATTTTTTAAAAGTCAATAGTCTAGTAACAGTTTAATGCAAGGATTCTAAGTTGCTGTAAACGAAAGGCTTAGATGTTTTCGTGTGAAATTGGTTCTGAAGGCAAAAACTCAAGATCACTGCGAAAAAAGAGGGGAGCTCTATATACCGTGGGGATTATATGTATCATAGAGCGGTCGGCACTACGTGCCGAAACGACTTAGCAGACCCCCCACCCCAACTATCTTCGATAGTTGCGCTGTAGATTCCAGCTTTTGCTACCTACTGACTATCAGTCAGTTAGGTAGGTTTAGCTCTACCACCGCATGAGACCGCAGGATGGGACGTGCAGTCTGTCAGGGTGGGACAATCCCTCACCTCAACTCTTAGTCGAGCCACAACACCCCTTTCAGGGGTGACATTCAAGTGGCAAACTGAAGCCCTTCACGATGGCTAACCTACGGAGATAACTTGTTATCTCTCAGCGTGTTAGCAGCTTTTACTTCCACTACTACTACCGAAGGTAGTGTAGTGAAAAGCTGTCAGGGTAGAGATATGTATTAAATGAAACGAAACTCTATGAGTTTCATTTAATACATTATCTCATGTCAAACTTCAATTTCTCCGATTGCCGTAAGGCAACCAACCAAGCCATCTTCCGTCCAACCAAGAGCCGTAAGGCTCTTGCTGTCAAGCTTCTTTCAGAAGCTTTGGACTTCATCAACAACCTCGAAGAGGTTGCAGAGCCTTCGAAGAAGGCTAAGTCAAAGAAGCGTCGTCGTAAGACGACGAAGAGAACACCTTCACAGAAGGTGGCAGACCGCCAAGACAGAGCGGCACTCAA